CTATTCCATCAATAGAACTAGGTGTTCTTTTTGTTGTTATAAGGTTAGATATGGATTCGTGTAAACCAGAAATTTTTGAATCGTAAACTTCTGTTGAAGATGCTGGTAATAGAGAATTTAATTTAGTGTTCTCTTCAATGATATCATCAATACTAAACTTGTCTAATAGTTTTATATTTTCACTTACAAAATAATGAGCAATATTAGTATCGGCTTCTACTTTGTTTTCTATGTTATTATATACTAGAAATTGAGTTCTTAAAATCTCACTTTCTTTTATTGCTTTAACGTAGTTTTTAAATAGTGATTTATTAGTATCATTTTTTAAAACAATCGCTTCTACTAGTATCCCATTAAATGCGTTTTTTATCTTACCGAAATTTTGCATAATCTGTTTTTATATAAATATACTTATTTTCTTAAAAATTAACTATTTATCTAACATTTTGTCAATATCTTTAACCATACTGGCAATACCTTCATTTATCTTGATATTTTTATCATAAATCTTAACCTTATCATTTGTATCTTTCTTATCTGATTTTATAGATTCCATTAATCCACCAAATCTATCTTGATACTTTTTAGTTCTATCATCAAGCTTTTTAGCTAAGACTTCCTTTCTCTCCTTCAATAAGTTATCTGTTTTTTGGATTGATTCGGCTAAACCTTCTGGTGTTTCAGCAGCAACCCCTTCTGGTGTTTCAGCAGCAGCTCCTTCTGGTTCTGTACCTTCAGTTCCTTCTGGTGTTGTAACGTCACCTTCTTCTGGTGTGGCGTTTTCATCTCCGAAGTCTAGGTCTTCACCGCCACCTCCTCCACCACCAAAGGCACCACCTCCACCACCACCTCCACCACCAGTTGCACCACCACCTTCTTCACCACCTTCACCAGTACCACCTTTAAGTGCTACTTTCATATCACCATATATTCTATCAACCTTATCAAACATACCTGTGTGTTTAATAACACTAGCGGTATTAGCTAATTCAGCAGCTGCTGATTTTTCCATACGTTGTTCAAGTAAATCTTGTTTGATATCATCATCTGACCAACCAAGTATTTCTCTATGTGCTCTAGTCATTGACATAGGTGCAAATCCGTTACCAGCATCCGCAACTGAATCTTTGTAAAGAGTAATTTTTTGTTGTAAGTGTTCAACCTTAAGCATCTCAGCTTGAGTAGATGGGTTGTTCATTGTAAGTGTAAAATTATCTAACTCATCTTCAAATCCAAGAATATACAAATGTATAATTGCTATCTTATTTAGCTCTTGTAACATTGATTGTTGAATTCTATTAATAGTTCTAGAAAAACGAATATCTTGCAATGCAAGATTCTTCCCTTCACCAGTGGCTTCTTCAAAACCCAAGAATGGTTTAGGTACTCTAAGTGCTGTAAATAAATTTCTTTGCAAGTATTCAATGTCAGCAATTTGGTCCAAATTCTGTGCTCCAGGAAGTGTATCAATTGGGTTCGGTGCGTCTTCAGTTCTAACTGGAATAAAGAAATCTTGGTCATTAGATAATTGATTATATCTAAGGTCCATCTGACCTGTTTGTGGGTCAGTTATTGGCATTCTTTTAAATCTATCAGCAATAGTATTTACATATGCTTCCACATCTGCATCATCAATATTACCAACATATATTTTATATACACGTCTTTCTGGTGCTCTGGTTACACGATAAACAAGCATTGAATCTTCAGATAGAATAAGTTGTTTCCAAATTCTTCTAGCCTTTTCTAAAACACTGGTACCATATGGTAAACGTCTATCATCACCAAGAAGTCTAAAGTGAGCCATTTGCCATGAATTGAATTCTATGTCACGACCTCTCCAATAAAATTTAACCTTATCAGAAGGGCTTACATCAGCAGTGCTAGTTTCTCTACCACTAATCAAATCAAACAACCCACTCTCTCTACGTTCCATTTCGTAGTTAGGCATTTGCTTAGCACCAATAATACCATGCTTATCGTCAATATTCAAATACACAAAATTATCACCATACTTACAAGTGTTTCTTGTAAACATTGGTAATGATGTATGTGCATCAAGTCTATTATAAAATAAATCTTCTAAAATACCCTTAACACGTTTACTATCAGAATAGATATTAAGCATCTTACCTTGCTCATTTAAGGTGGTAGATTCTTCCATCATGATATCCAAAGCAGCAGCAATTGTAGGGTAGAACTCCATGGCTTCAAAATCAGAGTATGAACCAATACGTGTTGTTTCATAGTTCATCGATTGTTGAAACAATCCATTTTCAACCTTCTTCCAAACCTGACCTAAATACTTATTTTGTTGAGCTTGTAATTTAGCCTTGTCAAATTCAGCTTTATTATCAGTTCTAAGCAATTCACCCTTATTGATATTATACCTTTGAGTAGGTTGTTTTTGGGTTAATTTAACCGAATCTGGGTTAAGAACAGTCCCAAGTCTTTGAAATATCGTTAATTTTTTGTCTGCCATGTTTTTTATTTAATTATAATATATTTTTTGGTAAAATAAAGAGTTATTCAACATAATCACATTCTACATATGCTAATCTTTGTTGAATAGAATCTACTACTACCATATTATAACTATAGGTGGTTATCCAATCTTGACCTTGTGAACCAGCCACAGCGTTACAATAGTATTGTCTTTTATTTGGAGTTATAGATTTACTAGTTGGTATAGGTGACCACTTATATAGTTTAGCCCCAAATGTTTTAAGTGTAAATTCTTTCTTTATTGCCATATTTTTTATTTTTTATCTAAACCTCTAAATAACCACATATATTGACCTGTTGGGTCTTGCATGTTTCTAGCTGTAGTATGATTAAATTTCGGTTTAGGTATAGGTTTGTTATTTTTATCTACAAAATTAGAACCACGTTCTAATTCTGTTTTTTTAATCGTTAACGCATTAGCGTTACCAATCCAGCTATTTAAAATAGCCTTATTTTGTTTTTCAAGTCTTTCTAGATTTTTAAATGAATGCTCAACCACCCATAAACACATACCTATTGCCATAAGTAAATCATCATGATATCCACTCATATGGTCGGGTCTACCATTTTTGTAAATGAATGTTTTCATCTCCGAAGTCATTCTACTAGAACGAATCTTAATAGCATCTGTTCTAATCTTAAATTCTAAATTAGCAATCATTGGTAAACGTACAGATGTAGCGTGGAATCCAGGAATTTTATCATCCTTACTGTGACTACTTAATTCTCTTTGTCTTGCCGATAGTATCTTACCACTTGATGAATCATAGTGTAATTTTTTATAATTAAATTCCATTAACTTTAAAACAGTAGATACACCCATTCCTCCTGTAACATCCACTACCGTATAAGCGTTATATAAGTTCCCATATTCTTCAACTACTTGTGCCAATAAATCTGGTTGTATCTTACCTTGATATTCCATAACCTCTTCCATAGTAGTAAAATCAACTATGACCAGTGTTGAAGAATCTTCACCATCACCCCTAGAAACGTCAACACCCATAATGTATTGGTGACCTTCAATTGGTTGTTCCCAAACCCATATTTCATTTTCTGGACCATACATTGCTACAGGTTCTTTCACATTATTTTTATTCTGAAATTCAATGTATTGGTCTTCAATTACATTACCACCAGAACCAATAAAAGATACATCCAATTCTTGTGCAATCATCTTAGCGTCATTGTTCATACCCTGACACATTTCTTCATACCAAGAGGATGTTGGTTTCCATCCTTCAGCAATCATTTTCTCATAGGAGTTAAAAGTAAACTCCGTCTCTACTTTAGATTCATCACCCTTAAGCCAACGTAAATCTTTATTGTAACGTAAATCTTCATACCATTTCATTTCAATGATATTAAAATTATTTTTCTTTTGTTTTGCTTGGTCGTATGTTTTATAATATAAAGCATCCATACCACGTGGTGTTGAAATAAGTGTCGCTTTACCACCAGTACCTAACGCTGTTAATGCAGCACCAAACACTTCCGCACCATCATCAATATATGCTGCCTCATCCATAATAAGATATGTTGGGGTGAAACCACGCAACGCATCTTTAGATGTTGCAACCGCTTTTACTCTACAATTGTTTGGTAGTTTTATTTCTTTTTTAGAATCAGTAAGAAATATAGTTTTCTTATTGTTAGCTACTGAACCATAATACTCATCACCCCAAATCCATCTAGGTAATTGAGATAGGTAATCTTTAATCTTAGCTAAAAATTCGAAAGCCAATTCTTGTTTATTCGCAATGATTAGAACCGCTTCTGGATTATCCTTATCTGCGAACCCAACCTTTATTGACATATAAGCTGCTGTTGTTGTTGATACACCAGCTTGTCTTGGTTTAGTTACTAGATTAAATCTATGCTTTTCGTATGAGTATATAACCTCTTTCTGCCTAGGAAATAACTTGAATGGAACGAACCCCTCTTGTGTCTTATCAAAGGTCTCTAAGTACGTCTCAATAGCGTATACGGGGCTATTAAGACACATAGCATACTCTTTGAATATTTCTTGGGTTGTTAGCATATTCTTTTAATAATAAATATACCAAATTTTGTTAAAACAGACCCTTATAAACGATAAAGGCCCCATCAGGGGCCTTTCTTGTTTATATTATCCTATTAGGTCAATAAATCATCAAAATCGAACCCATCATCTGATTCTGTAGAATCACCACCCATCAAGTCTTTAAAGTCAAAACTACCATTATCAGTGTTTTTAGGTTTATTGGTTGGTTTCTTAGATTTCTTTCCAATATCACCCATAGCTTCATTGAATTCATCTTCTTGCAATCCCTTCTTAACATCAGAAACGATATCTTTAATTACCTTTTTACCTTCTTTAGTTCCAGCCATAATCTCTCTCATCTTAATATTAAATTCTCTAACTGGTAATGCTGCTAATTCACTATAGATGTGATGCTTCAAATTGAAATCATCTGGCTCAATTAAATCTGTAAATCTTTCCCATAATGCTGGACCCATTCTCATATCCCAAGGTTCAGCAGCTAAAAAGTCAGCTTTGTTTATTACAAACTCACCAACTTTCTTATTCTTTGGTAAACCATGTGCTGATAATAATTCCATAACTCCTTTAACCAATTCATGAATTAAAACTGGTAGAACCATTGCTTGTGCATGGATAACAGCTTTAGGGTTACTCTTTGTTGGGAACTGAACTCTTACAACACCACCATTAACAGCACTTTCCATTTTTGGTATTATGTAATACATATAATCTGCTGATGCCATCATCTTAGAATATTTATTCATTAATCTTGGGTCTAGGTCGGTCAATTCATCATCAGCCATATGAAACATATGGTTACATTTCTTAGCAGCACCTTGAGTCATTGCATTTAGAAATCTTCTTTTATAAACTTCTTCATTAGCATTAACAACTTCATCATGGTTTTTAAATTGCATCTCAACCGCCATTGGTTTAGGATTCTTCTTGGTACCAACCATATTAATAGTTGGAGTTAATTCAGCGTGAATCTCAACCACATCTTCACCCATATCGTACTCTTCACGAATCATTTCAACAGCTAATTTTTCAAGAGCCTTTTTATGTTTTGCTTCTAATCCCATAGTTTCATAAACTAATGGCATCATACCCTTAATAACTTCTTGATTATTAACAGAATCAACATCATAAGCACGTTTGTAACGTTTAGTAACTTCGCTAAATCTTTGACCCATTATTTTTTGTTCAAAAGATGTTTCATCACCATGTGGAAATACTGGGTGCTTACCTAACGAATGATAACCATTAGCCAAATCATCTTCCAATTGTGGATGCATTCTCTCAGATAATCCATCTGGGTAGACTACAGTTTCATCTAAGCGTTTTTTACCAACTATACCCAGCTTGGCTTTCTTCAATGCTTCTTCAGCTATTTTTTTATAGTCACTCATTTTATATCTTTTATTTTTATAGTCCTGATTACTTTCTTCTTTTTAAGAGATTCTTTTAACTCATCTTTTGTAATCACCCTAGCTTCTGGTTGTAATGCTGGTGTATTTGTTTTATCTAAAGTAGCGTCCTTTGCAATATCCTTATAGGTGTTAATAATACCAGTTAATTTATTTAACGGAACACCAACTTCAGCAGCCATTGCTGTTAGAAATTGAGACTGTTCAATTGGTTTATTTAATTTAGCCAAATAATTACTGAATTTATCTTTAATCATTTTAGCCAATTTCTTTACATCTGATTGAAGTTTAGGAATATTTGTACCACCATCTTTACTATCAACTGGTGCTTCTTCGCTAACATCATCCTTACCTTTAAAATAATCACCGAATCTAAATCTCTTTAAAGATTTAACATCCATATAATCTTCTTGTGGTCCTAGCTTAATACCAGACTTAATCATATCTTTTGTACTCTTAAATTTAGCTACAACATCACCAGTTTTAATATTAACAAAAAAGTGTTTATAACCAACTAAATCGGATAGATTTAAATAATCCAAGAAAGACTCTTTATCATGATATTCTATTTCACTTGAAGCATAATCGAAATCTTCTTTTTTAGGTGATGGTTGTATTTCTAAATTATTTTTATCGTGAAAATCTCTTTCATCAGAATTATAATTATCAGCATTATACTCATTTTCCTTCATGAATGGTTTAACAATACTTTCTTCGAATTGGTCAACTTGGTGTATTATATTTTCACCAGCTTCATTCAAATCATCGTGACAATATACAGCCATAACAATTTCCTTATCTGGCATAATACCTCTAACCATTTGATACCTCTTATCTCTAATAGTAAATGGTTTAGAAATTTCACCAGTCTTAGAATCTTTAACATTAGAAAGATATTTTATAGTAGCTTTGTCTTTAGGTTCAATTATCGCCTCTGGTTCTACAGCATCTTCTTTAACTGATGTTAGTGAAGTAGTAGATGTGTTTGGTTTATCACCAGTAATTTTAACTGTTGTTTTTGGGTCTAGTGTACCCTTAACCTTTTTATAGGTTACCATATCCATTTCTAGTGTTTCGTTAACTTTGTTTTTCATATTTTTGAGTACTATTGTAGTTCAATATTAGGTCTTTTTCATACAGCTTAGCTTCAACATCCTTTATAGCTTCACCAAATTTAAAACACAATCTATGTTCTGGATATGATTCATACGCATTAATATTTTCCCAAGCTAATGCTAAAACACCATCTACGGCATCCCACACTGCAAAGGTATCACTATTTTGTATCACATCTAAAATCAATTCAGATTCAAGTCTACCAACCTTTTTAATAAAATTAACATGTGGTGCTTTAGGACGGCCAGATGCTGGGAATGTATCCCAATCCTCACCATCGATATTTTTAATCACATCAGAAAATATAAATTCATATAAAAAGTTTCCTTTGTAATCTTTACCAACCATGTTAACATATATTAAAAATAAATCTTCCATTAGTTTTTAGCCTTAGGGTCTGGTTTAACGTTAGGCATTGGTAGGAAGGGTTTATTCTTTCTACTTGGTGCAATTGGTTCAGTTTCTATACGCTTTGGGTCAGCTGGTGCTGGCTTTACTTGTGGCTCAACCATTGGTTCTGTCATATCTTCTTGATTTAAAGTTTCATGAAGTTTCTCTACAATCTTGTGTTTGTAATTAGCCTCTTCACTACCCTCAGGTGCAAAGATACTCAATTTTTTTGGTTTAATCAAGAATGAATCGTCTTTTATTTCTTCATTCTCAGCTACAGGTGGTGCTGGTGCTGAAGGTGGTGGTGGTGGGTTTTCCCCACCTGTACCAGAAAATTCACTATTACCATCATCAGTTGAACCATTATTTCCAACATCATTTCCAGCATCTTCTGGAGCAACATCATCATCCCCTTTTCCAGCTTCTTTTACTTTCTTAATAATATCTTCTTGGTCCTCATTATCCATTTCAGATGTGTGAGTTGCCGATAATAAAGAATTAATAGCAAATTTCTCCAACTCAAAATCTGGTTGACCTTGAGCTTCATTATACTTTCTAAGAGATTGACCTAACTTTCCAGTTAGTTGTTCGATAAATTTCTTTGGGTCTGATTCTTCATCAGCTTCTACACCAGCATCAAAAGGTGTATCATCAAATGGTTTATCGTCTTTTGGGGGTTCTGGATTAGCAGATGGGTCACCACCTAAATCCATTGGAGCAGAATCTGGAACTGAAGGAGCTGGGGCTGGAGCTTCTGGTTTAGAAGAACCCAACTTCAACTTAAATTTCTTTTCTTCAGTTACTTTATCGTATAGACTTTTTTTTTTACCTTTCCTTCAGAAAGGGTATCTATGATAGCGTCCATATTTTCTAAGGCTCTAAGAATAGAAAGCTTGTGTGTTTCATTAACTTTTTTAACTTCTTTTTCCTTAGTCATATCTTCAACAGCTTGTTCAACCTCTGTTAATTTATCAGTATCTTCACACATTTCATTTTCTCCTACCTTTTCTTCTTCATCGATAGCTAATGGTTTATTACCGTTTAAGTTACCTTCACCAGTAAATCCACCACCTTTAGGCATATCCATGAATCCACCAGCAATACCGTTTTCGTTTACTAGGTTATCATTTTCGAATACATTAATATCACTACCTTTACCATACGCTTCAGCAAGGCTCTTAAATTTAAGATTTAAATGCTTAATTGCTTTTGCATATGAAGGATAAGCTTCAGAAGACTTATTCATAAGACCACCAATATACTTAAAATCCTCACCGATAAGATTATCCTTCTTATCACTCACCTTAATAAAGTGTTGGTGATTTTCTCTTACAATAGCATATGCTTTACCGTCTGGGCCTCTCTTAGTCAACTCAATTACTGTGTTACCCTTACTTTCGTTAATAACGCCAATACCCATTAATACTTTCATTCGCTCATTGATTTCGTTACCTTTAAGCCCAACTGGTGTAATTCTGATATCCTTTTTCATGTTATATATGTTTTATTTTCTTTATTTTATAATAAATATCTGGGTTTTAACCTAACAGCGTACTACCTTGAATTACGTTTTGATTCTCACCTAATAAGAAACAACCAACCCCACCTGATACGCTTCTAATCCAAATCGCTACATTTGATGCTGGTCCAACGGAAATTGGTACATCATTAACTGTTATTGTACAACCAGCACTACCACCATATATTTCAGTATATGTGTGTGCACTAATATTAGCGTTTTGGGCTGCTACTATAATAGTATAGATATCGTTAAGTTTTGGCATATCTTGTTTTATTATAAATATTAGTAAAAACAAAAAAAGATATCTTTACGATACCTT